CACATTATATGGACGATCAGGAGTATACAAATGAAATTATTAACGGAGACATACACACCGCTAATCAAAAAGCTGCAGGACTTGAATCAAGAGATCAGGCAAAGACATTCATCTATGCACTTATATACGGAGCAGGAGATGCAAAACTTGGGAGTGTGGTTAAAGGAAGCAGACAAGATGGTAGAAGACTTAGGCAACATTTCTTTGATAATAACCCATCATTTAAAACTTTGCGAGACAAAGTATCAAGAGCAGCAAAGAAAGGATACTTAAAAGGATTAGATGGGAGAAAGATATTTATAAGGAGTGAGCATGCTGCATTGAATAGTTTACTACAGGGAGGAGGAGCAGTCATAATGAAGAAAGGACTAGCACTATTTGATTCTCTTATAAAACTAAATACATATGATGCTAAGTTTGTAGCTAACATCCATGATGAATGGCAGATGGAAGTGCGTGAAGACATTGCAACTAATGTTGGTCAGTTAGCTGTAGATTGTATTAAGACTGCAGGAAATTATTATAACCTTCGCTGTCCTATGGATGGTGAATATAAAGTTGGGAGGGATTGGAGTGAAACACATTAAAAATTGTATAACTTGTGGTGTTGTGTTAGAAGCACCTAAGAACTGGTGGATATCTTTTGTAGATAAAAAACATTATAAATGTAGAAGCTGTTATGACACACGAAGAACAGAAAATAAAATTAAAAGAATGTACAAAGATGGGAAGCAACCAAGCCCTAAATTGTTAGCTAAGTTTTTAGGAACTAAACACAGAGAGGAATATAGTAACGTAACACAAGGGCAGGTATATATTATAAGTAACTCTGCATGGGAAGGTTGGTTAAAAATAGGCATGGCGATAGATGCGAAAGATAGATGTAATCAATATCAAACATCAAGCCCCCACAGAGATTATAAATTATGCTATAGTAAATTCTTTGATAATAAAAAAGAAGCCGAACAACAAGCCCACAATTTAGTATCCGAAATTGCTGAAGAACGAAAAGGCGAATGGTTTAAAATTACACAGGATAAAGCACAACAAATCATAGAAACATTATGAAAAAATTAGATACATTAGTTGAGGATATATACAGTACCTTGGCTGTACTAGGCGAGGGTGAGGCTCTTGATGTAAGTGAAGAAGTACTAGACGAGTTCGGTAACGCTATGAAAGAAGCACTACGTCATTGGGCTACACCTAAGTCAAGAGATAAAGAAACTCTTAGGATGTCTAACATAGGTAAACCTTTAAGGCAGCTTTGGTATGACATGAAGTCAGAAGGAGAAGAAACGCAGAAGCTTGATCCTCATTTGTTTATAAGATTTTTGTATGGTCATATCTTAGAAGAGGTCATGTTGTTCTTGGTAAAACTTTCCGGTCATGAAGTTTCTGATGAGCAGAAACAAGTCAAGGTTAGTAATGTATACGGACATATGGATTGTAAGATTGATGGTGAAGTTGTAGATATAAAGACAGCATCTAGTTTTGCATTCAGGAAGTTTGCAAATGGTACGTTAGCAGATGATGATCCTTTCGGATACTTAGCACAGCTATCAGGATACGAAGAAGCAGAGAAGACAAAGGCAGGTGGTTTCCTTGTAATGAATAAGGAGAGTGGTGAATTAACTTTACATAGACCTAGTTTCTTTGATAAACCTAATGCAAAGAATAGAATAAGAGAGGTGAAGAAAGCATTGAAGCTTGACAAGCCACCTGAATTATGCTATACTACTATACCTGAAGGTAAAGCAGGAAACATGAAACTTCCTAGGGGTTGTACTTATTGTAGACATAAGAATGAATGTCACAAAGATGCTAATGATGGCTCAGGTTTAAGAGTATTTAAATATTCTAAAGGCTTGATGTACTTAACCAAGGTAGTAAAAGAACCTAACGTACAGGAGATAACTAGAAAATGAATGGCAGTAAATCAAAACAAATAAGAAGACATGCTAAGTTTATGTTACTTGATTGGCTAAAAGATATGGTTACTCCTGAACAGGCTAAGTCTATAGATGAAAAGAACTTTAAAGATTACTTACCTAAAGAAGGACATGTGTTTGCAAACAGAAAGTTTTTATTGTCAGCATACAGTTTTAAATGGTTTGTAAAGAAGATTAAACAGATAAATAAAAAGGAGAACAAGGATGTCGAATCAATTAGATTTGAAGAACTACTCAGAGATGGAAGAGAATGATCTAATGAATGAAGATTTAGCTACTATGATAATTGTATTGGGTAGTTTTTTGTATGCAGGTGGATCGTTAGAGGAAGTTGATTACATAGTTTTAGATAGGATGTCAGAACTTATAGATAATCGTCTTGATGGTATACCTGAAGATGTGAGCATACATTAATGCGAGGATATCGAAAGCCTAGAAAGCCTAGACCTGTAGAGAAAGATGTACCTGCAGGTTATGATTCTAATTGGGAGTACAAGTTACACATAGAACCTTTACAAGATTGGGATCATCACGGAGATAAGATTAAATACACAGTAGAGCACACGTATGAGCCGGACTTTCGTAGGACAATAGATGGTGTTGAGTATTTACTTGAGGCAAAGGGAAGGTTTTGGGATCATGCAGAGTATAGTAAATATATATGGATAAGAAAAAGTTTGAAGAAAGATCAAGAACTTATCTTTGTATTTTTTAAACCACAAGCAGCAATGCCGGCAGCAAAGAAAAGAAAGGATGGTACTAAACGAAGTCATGCAGAATGGGCAGAGGCTAATGACTTTACTTGGTACTCAGAATATAATTTACCTAAAGAATGGACAGCAGAATATGGAATATAAATTTAACGAAGATAATATCATACAACAAATCCAAAGATATGTTGATGGTACATACGAAAGACATTACGCACAAGGGAAGTATCAGGCAACTGATATGATCATTGATGCAGGACATGGACACGGATTTTGTATGGGTAACATTATGAAGTATGCTATGCGGTGTGGTAAGAAAGATGGTACAGATGCAGAGATGGACCTACTTAAAATAATACACTATGCAATAATAGCAATACACTTAGGAGATATAGCAGATGATTGAAGATAAGATAGGCAAGAAGCCTTACTTAGGAATCGTAATCGACTACGATAAAGAAAAGAAACTAGACAAGTTTAGTTTAGATACATTAAAGGATAGATATTTTTGGGAGGAAGAAACACATGCACAAGAAGCATTCGCACGAGCAGCCGTCTTTGGTGCAACGTATAAAGGTGAGACTGATTTTGATCTTGCACAAAGACTTTATGAGTACAGTTCCGATCTATGGTTTATGTTTAGTACTCCTATACTTTCTAACGGAGGAACAACAAGAGGACTGCCCATTAGTTGTTTTTTAAATTATGTGGAGGATTCAATAGATGGATTAACTGATCACTTCAAAGAAAATGCTAACCTTGCAAGTTCTGGTGGTGGTATTGGTGGATACTGGGGAGATATTAGAAGCAATGGAATTTCAACTTCTAGAGGTAGTAAGTCTACCGGATCAATCCCTTTTATGCATGTAGTAGATGCAGAGATGTTAGCCTTTAATCAAGGTGTAACTAGACGAGGCAGTTACGCAGCCTACTCGGACATATCTCATCCGGAGATTGAAGAGTTTATTAACATGCGTAAAGAATCAGGTGGAGATATAAACAGAAAGAATCTTAATATTCATAATGCTGTTAATATAACTAACGAGTTTTTAAAAGCAGTTAAAGAAGATACGGACTGGAGATTGATTGATCCTAAAACTAAGGAGGCTGTTAAGATTGTTAGTGCGAGAGATTTGTGGTGGCAGATGTTGAATGCTAGAGCAGAAACAGGTGAGCCTTACATGATTAATATAGACACGTGTAATGAACACTTACCTAAAGAACAAAAAGATTTAGGACTTAGAGTTAATCAAAGTAACTTATGTTCAGAGATTGTGTTAGCTACAAACGAAGAGAGGACTGCCGTATGCTGTTTATCTTCTGTAAATCTAGAACACTTTGACAAGTGGAAAAAGAATGAACAGTTTATTGATGATCTAATTACAATGCTTGACAATGTATTAGAAAATTTTATTGAAGCAATTGTAGACACGAGTAAGCTTGGTGGATATAGTGCAAATTTTGAGAGGTTTAAAAAATATGTTAGAGAAGAAAAAGAAGGACTACTTAAAGCTGCTTATTCAGCGTATAGAGAAAGGTCGGTGGGTCTTGGAGCGATGGGCTTTCATGCTTTACTCCAAAGTCAAGGACTACCTTTCAATGGTTTACGATCTACTAGTATCAATAATGTCGCATTCTCCCATATCAAAGAGAGAGCTATGGAGGCTACTAAAAAACTTGCCAAAGAACGTGGCGAAGCTCCTGATATACATGGTAGCAGTAAGCGTAACGCTCATCTGTTGGCTATTGCTCCTAATGCCAGTAGTAGCATTATATGTGGTGGCACTTCCCCTAGTATTGAACCATATCGTGCTAACGTATATACGCACAAAACTTTATCAGGTTCTTATCAAGTTAGGAATCAATACTTGGAACGACTTCTAAAGAAGAAAGGATTAAATGTAGAAGAAAGAGAACAGATTTGGAAAGACATGACTATAGCTGATGGATCGGCTCAAGGTATAGAAGTCTTATCGGATGAAGATAAAGAAGTATTTAAAACAGCTAC